AAGACAGATTCGCCTGGCTAATGGTCAAGAATCAATTACTTTACTTAATGGCGCTCGCTACGAAATTGCAGCAGCTACTAGAGATGCACCCCGTGGTAAAACAGCCGACTTCTTATATCTAGATGAATTACGTGAATGGTCAGCGGAAGCATTTACAGCTGCATTACCAGTAACACGTGCAAGACCTAATTCAATGACTTTAATGACAAGTAATGCTGGTGATGGATTTAGCACAGTCTTAAATGATTTGAGGGAACGTTCTTTATCTTATCCGCCAGTTACTTTGGGTTATTACGAATGGTCAGCACCACAACACTGCAAGATACATGATCGCAAAGCCTGGGCTATGGCTAATCCAGCATTAGGATATTTTGTAACTGAGGAAACCTTAGAAGAAGCTGTTAATACAAACAGTGTAGAAGCAACACGTACTGAGATGTTATGTCAATGGATAGATAGCGCAGTCAGTCCTTGGGTGTATGGATCTATTGAAGCATGTAGTGATAGCACACTAGAAATCCCTGTCGGGCCACAGACTATAATGGCCTTCGATATTGCACCGACAAGGCGATCTGGGGCGCTCGTTATGGGCCAGGTGCGTGATGGCAAAATAGCAGTCGGACTTGCACAGCTTTGGCATAGCGATATAGCAATAGATGAAATTAAGATGGCAAGTGATATAAATGAGTGGGCTAGAAAATACCACCCAAGTACTATTTGTTATGACAAGTACGCTACACAAACTATTGCCACAAGACTTGAACAAAGTGGCTGGAGATTACAAGACGTATCGGGCCAGGCATTTTACCAGGCCTGCTCTGACCTTGCCGATGGCTTGGCTAATAGCCGTGTAGTGCATTCTGGTCAGGCAGAGTTGGTACAGCATTTAAATAACTGTGCAGCTAAGACTAACGATGCTGGCTGGCGCATAATACGTAGAAAATCCGCTGGCGATGTTACAGCTGCCATATCACTAGCGATGGTTGTAAGTCAATTAACTAAGCCACAACAAACTGCGCAAATCTTTGTGTAATTTGCACCATTAGTCCGATTTATGGTATAAAGTACCTATATGGGTCTATTGTCTGCTTTGGGTATAAACAAAAAAACGGAATCTGTCCAAGCGCAATACGCCCCTGCGATTATGGACACAGCTTATGGCTATGGTTCATTTACAACTGGTGTCGGTAATTTTCCTGGTGGATTAGATCGCAACTTGGCAATGCAAGTACCAGCGGTGTCCAGGTGCAGAAACCTTGTAGCTGGAGTAGTATCTTACTTGCCACTTAAACTTTACAAAAAGTCTAATGGTGAGGCGTTGGGGAACCCTCTTTGGATAGATCAACCAGACTATCGGCAACCAAGATCCGTCACAATTTCCTGGACTGTCGATAGTTTGTTGTTTTATGGTGTTGCATATTGGCGTTGTCTTGAGCTTTTTGCGGACGACCTTCGGCCATCACGTTTTGAATGGGTTGCTAACAATCGAGTCACATTTACAACAAATAAATTTGGGACAGAAGTAGAAGAATACTTTGTAGATGGCGTAAGAGCGCCGATGACTGGTATTGGATCGTTGATAACATTCCAAGGCTTAACACAAGGCGTATTACAAACCGCAGCACGTACAATTCAAAGCGCATTAGATTTAGAAAAAGCCGCAGCTGTATCTGCACAAACCCCAATGCCATCTGGTTACATTAAAAACACTGGCGCAGATTTACCAGAGCAGCAAGTATCAGGATTATTAGCACAATGGAAGCAGAGCCGATTAAATAGATCAACAGCATATTTAACATCTACTTTATCTTATGAAACCACAGGATTTTCTCCTAAAGATATGATGTATAACGAGGCGCAACAATACTTGGCAACTCAGATTGCTAGAGCGATGAACGTACCTGCTTATTACATCTCTGCAGATATGAATAACTCAATGACTTACCAAAACATTATTGATGGCCGTAAAGAGTTTGTAGCTTATTCATTACAGCCATTTATTTGTGCTATTGAAGACCGACTATCTATGGATGATATAACTCCACGGGGGCATGTAGTCAAGTTTGCTATTGAAGAATCATTTTTACGTGCTGACACAATGAAGCGTTTAGAAGCCCTAGAAAAAATGCTTAATCTAGGTTTGATTGATATAGATGATGCAAAAGAAATGGAAATCCTAACACCTAACGGAAGAGAAGAAGACGATGATACTTACATTCAGTAGCCAGGTAGAAGCTGCCGATACAGAGCGCAGAGTAATTGCTGGCAAGATCGTGCCATTTGAAGAAGTAGGTAATACTTCTGTAGGTAAAGTGGTCTTTGCTAAAGATTCAATAGAAATAGGAGACCCAGGCAAGGTTAAGATGCTTATGCAACACCAAGCCGATAAGCCAATAGGCCGTATGCAAAAATTTAACAAAGCTGAGGATGGCATTTACGCATCATTTAAAATTAGTGCATCAATGCAAGGCCAAGATGCTTTAATCCTTGCAGGTGAGCAGTTAATTGATGGTTTGTCCGTTGGTGTGGATGTTAATAAGTCTGTACAGAAAAAAGATTATTTATATGTAACTAGCGCTACCTTACGTGAGGTCAGCCTAGTCGAATCGCCCGCATTTGAGGCGAGAGTAACTAAAGTTGCTGCTAGCGAGAGCGAAGCAGAGACACCAATCGAAACTAAAGAAAGCGAGGCTCCTGTGGAAGATTTAGCAACAGCGCCACAAGAAGCAAAGGCAGAGGCTGCTACTCCTACAGTAGAAGCCGCACGCCCAGTAATTACAGCACCACTTATCCAATCAACTATTCGTACGCCAATTACATCTATGGCTGCTTACACAGAGCATAAGATTAAGGCTGCATTAGGTAATGATGATTCAAAGTTATATGTAACAGCAGCGGATGATGCGTTTTCAAATAACGGCGCATTCAATCCAACACAATATCTAGCCGAGTTTGTAACTAATACACGCTTTGGCACACCTGCTATTGATGCATGTTCACAAGGCGTTTTGCCGCAAAACGGGCTTACAATCAATGTGCCTTCACTTGTTACGTCAAGTGGCGGTGGAACAGGTGTAGCACCAGTAGTTACTGTAGAAGCCGAAGGCGGCGCAGTACAAAATACTGGCATGGAAACAAATTATTTATCAGCAACAGTATCCAAGTACAGTGGCATGAATACGCTATCGATTGAGCTTCTAGAAAGAGCGGGATATCCTGGCTTCTATGAGGAATTAACCAATCAATTAACACAAGCTTATTTAAAAACACTTGATACAACAGTATTAACTGCACTTCTTGCAGCTGGTATGAATGGTACAAATACAACTGCTGATCTAGATGGTATTGTCGCATTTACAACAGAAGGCGCACGTACTATTTACTCAAACACAGGTTACTTTGCACAGAATTACATCGCTAACCCAGCACAATGGGGAGCGTTAATTGGTGCACAAGACACAACAAAGCGCCCAGTATTTAATGCGCTACAACCTATGAACGCTGCTGGTCAAGTTGGCCCACAGTCGATCAGAGGGTCAGTTTTGGGCTTGGATTTGTACGTGGACAAAAATTTCACTGCAACTACATTCGATGATGATTCTGCTGTGATTCTTGCACCAGAAGCATTTACAGTTTATCGCTCAGCACAAAATTACATGAGCGTAAATGTAGTTTCAAATCTACAGGTACAGGTTGCAATTTATGGATACATGGCAACATTAGCCAAAATGCCTAACGGAATTATCAAGTACAAGAAGACCTGATAAGACCTAACAACCAATAAGTAATCCCCTAGGGTTTAGTAGCCCTAGCCCTGGGGGAGTTTTTTAGAGAGGAATACAATGCCAGCCACGTATGTAACTGTTGCAGAGCTAAGAGCCAACTTAGGAATAGGCTCGTTGTATTCAGACAGCACTGTTGAAGAATGTGCTCAATCGGCAGAAGATTTACTCAATCAATATCTTTGGTTCAACACTGCACCTGTAGTGGGAACTGGATTACAAGATAACGTGGCAACACTTATGCTTGCTAATCCAAACGCATTCGTTGCGACCCAATCAATAGTGGTAAGTGGCTGCGGTGCCACATTTAACGGCACGCACACAATCACTGGCACAATACCGCCAAGCACAGGTACAACTAGCCTTATCCCAGTATTTATGTATCAATATGGCCAAGTTAATTATCCTAGTGGATATTCATTTGTGCAATATGCAAAGACAGCTGCAAACCAAAATTTTCATAAAGTATTACCTTACGGCGTGGCCACAGGCCCAGACCACAAAACCCAAGCTTATGCGAGCACCCCAGCAATAAGAGAAGCGGCGATGATCCTGGCCACGCAAATCTGGCAGGCTAGACAAACGCAGCAGACTGGGAGCGTAGGCATGGATGGGATAAGTGCTAGCCCCTATAAAATGGGCTACCAACTGATAAATCTTGTCAGAGGTCTCATCCAGCCTTACGCTGCACCCGCATCATTGGTGGGCTAATGGCTGCAATAAGCACCTTACGTGGCACCTTAGCAACCGCCTTAACAAACAATGGCGTATGGTCTACTTTTAGTTTTCCACCTGCAACCTTACTTGCTAACAGCGTAGTCGTAACACCTAGCGATCCTTATATTGTGCCAAGTAATAATAGCCAGACAAGCATTGCACCCCTGGCTAATTTTAAGATTCTAATAACTACACCTGCATTTGACAATCAAGGTAACTTACTAGGTATCGAAAACTTTATTGTGGCAG